ATCCGAACCATTGGTTAGGATTTATATTCATTATTCAAATCAGTTGGTTACAAATTGTAGCCAACTACTCAAAGTCCATCCAGTCCGATAAGCTACTTAACTTATTCATTGCCAAATATCTGAGTGCGTCTATGCAATTATGAACTAATATACCATTAGCAAAATACTCGTGTTCATCTTCAATCATTAAATCATAAACATTAGCTTGATAGCTTTCTCCTAGCTCTAAGTGCTTTAGCTTTGCAGTTTTGATGACAATACTTTGTTCTTCCTGTATGCCTTGTTTGATATTCTTTTTTACATACTTCGCATACATGTTTATTAAATATTCTTTTAGCATAAATTTCTTTACCATGTTCTGAATGCCACTTTTTACCATCATCTGACTTATGCCATTCTTTAGCGGATTCAATACCTTTTTCATAAAAAGATTTAAACCATTCAGGATTGTTTTTAACCCTTTGCTTACCATGTTCCGATAAATGTTTATTGACTTCAACAATTTCAAGATTTTGAATATTATTATTCCAAGTATTGAAATCCTTATGATGTACATGATAACCTTTTGGAATATCCCCATTATAAAATTTCCAAACTGCAACATGCAATCTTTTATTTCCGATTCCAAAATATTTTTCTTTTGAATATAATTTATATTCTTTATTATTAAATCTTTGTGTAGGTAAACCATTTGACCCGATTTCAATTTTGATATTTGTTTCCATCCTTTAGTAGTTTTTATTTTATGTTCTTTTGTAGAAACTAAAGTTACATTAAAAATATCGTTTTGTATCGAATAGTTAATAACTTGTTGCAACCCGTTATTAAATACTTTTAAAACTTTCTTATATCCATTTGATGTTAATACTAAATCATTTACTTTTATTTCATCTATCCTAACTAAACCCTTATTAGTTGTAATTAAAGTTTCTCCTATAAAACAATGGTTATTGTCATCTACAGGGTTCTGCATTTTATTTCCATCCCTATCAACATCCCAACAATAGTTTCTTAATTCCTTTATTAAGTTAGTGCTATTCTCAGTTACCTTAAAGTGAATCTCTTGTAATAAAGATATTGAAGCACGTATACTATCCGGTCCTTTCTTTGCCGGACTAACTGAGAAACCCCTTCGCCTTAAATCTTCTATTGACTTAGGTTCTGCACTATCAGCTATTATATCTGAATATTCCGATACTCCGAGTTTAATTAGTTTATCTATAATATCTGAGTTCGTTAGTTTAGTTTGATAAATTAATTCATCGAAATAATATTGCTGCCCTGACTTATAACAAGCTACCAATGCTGTAGGGTCATTCGAGTATCCCCAGTCTAAAGAATAAGCAATCAATTCAGCATCCTTAGGTATTGAGGGAGCAATGGACCAATTCTCAAAGACCGTTCCAACTAATGTACCGATTTCGCCAAGACCATAAACCTTGTACCAGTTTTCCCAATGTTTACTAGTCTTTGCTTTCTCTTTTGCTTTTAAAATAAAGTTTAATGCACTTTCAGGACATGCTTCGTTATCTAAATAATTGATAGTTAAAAAGTCGACATCATGATCACCCTTTAATTCTTTGTGAAACCAAAATTCGTTAACAGGATTCCAATCTAAATAAATACCCTTCTTTGTTCGAGCTGCTAATTCAGTATAACTATGCAAGGTCATATTATTGCACTCATTCATGTATAGATAATCACGCCTAGCACCCCTTAGTTTTGAATCACTATCTGCACTAAAGAACTCAATTACCGATTGATTAGCAAATGTATATTTAAAGTCAGTACCATTCCACCTATCATCTTGCCAACGTTTAGTTTCAACCATTATCTTTTTAAAGTCTTTGATTGCACCCCTCTTTAAATGTGGAATAGATTCAGCAACAACACTTGTTTCGGTTAAAGGATATTCAGCAGCATCATCAATAAGAATAGGTAATATACCAAATGTTTTACCAGCACTGGTTCCCCCTTGAATGCCTTTGATAAATTTAGTTAATTCAAGTATTTTATCAATCGCTGTGGTTCTGAGAAACATCTAATTTTGGGATTCGTCTATCAGGGAATAATGGTTGTTCAGTGAATACTGTTTGAATAATTTTCTCGCTTAATCCTAATTGTTTGGCTATTAAACTTTCTTTATATATGCCAACTGCTGCTCTGCTAAAGTTATGTTTGTAAATATAGTCCTTTATGCGTGTAACGATTGTACAATAGTCATCATAACTATTATTAGAATTATCAATATAGTGTTTAATTGTAACGTTGTCTTTGCCTTTGATTTCAAAGTAGTTAGAGCCGAAGTATTTAAAACCTTCCATTGTTGGAGGTTCTTGGGTGTGAATTTTTACTGTGCCTAATTTAACGTGAGGTACTTCCATTTCTAAAACTTCTAGTGAGTTTAGGTATTCTTGAAACATGGTCCAAAGTTCTTCAGGTGTGTCTATATATTTTTTTGACATAGTTTAGTCCGATAAGAGTTTATCCTTGTCCTTTGTTTGGTTTAGTTTTACGATCTCGTTTACAAATTGATTTCTTTGCTTTACCGACCTTTCTTTTACCGAATGTCTTTTTAATAGTTATTTCATTCTTTGCCATTTAATTCAGTATAATATAGAATGTTCCGATAAGACTACTTGTATAGCAGTCAAATGTTGGAGGTAAAGTTGTGTAAGTATATCTATAAATCATTTTTTTTCTTTTTAACTTTCTTTATTGGTTCTGCTGGTTCTATTTCAGTTTTGGTTTGTCCGATGGCCCAACGTAACATGTCTAATATACATTCTTTACACGCTGATTTATGTATTGATTGGTTTGGAAATTCTAAATTATAAGGTGCTATGATTGGTTTTAAGACATCCATTGATGGCTGCAACTGTATGCTATTATCAATAAACATTCTAAATAATTCGATATTAATTTTAACGTGGTTTATTACTTCTTGTGTCATATACTTTGTTTTAATTTTATTCTTGCATTCTCGTAAGCTTTCTTTAAGCTACTACGATTAATTTTAGTTCTTTGTTCCATTCTGTAAAGCGGTTCGATTTGAGCCATTACAAATACTTCTATATCATGATCTTGATTTAGTAACCCATCAAAGATACAATTTTTTATTCGTTCAATAGTAATTTCATCTATTGGTAAAAGTTCCATTGGTTCGTCAGCAAAATCCCTTATTTCGTAATTAGCCATTTCGTGTAAGCTGGATGTATTTCCATCAATATGCTGGAGTGTTCGTGTTCGGTTTCTGAATAAGTCTCTTAACCGATATAGTCCGAGAATATAAAGTTTACCATCTTTATTATATTTATCTATACTTTCAGGTTTTTCTGCTAATAACTTAAAATAAAGTTCGTGTAACATATCTTCTGCCAGGTACCGACCATTGTAATACTTTTTGCATATTCTTTTATAATAAGAATAATAGTCCGCGAAGTGTTTATCGATTGTAGTTTTGATTGACAAATGTAATATAACTAATTTTATTTTGCAACTATCAATATTATTTTGTATTTTTGCAATATGAATAATCTTTTATCAGTTAGCGAGTTCGCATCCTTACATTCAGTAAGCCACCAAGCCATTTACTATAAATTAAAAACTAATCAAATAAAATATATAATGATTGGTAAGACAAAATTTATAGAAAAAACATCTAAATATAAGCGTAGAGCTAAAAATAATTGTTTGATAATAAGTAAGTTACACAATTAACAAATATTTGTTAATAACTTCCTTTAATCATTTTGCATATATTAAAAATAATGTTTATTTTTACAATATATTAATAACTTAAAACAAAAAGAAATCATGAAAAAATTTAAAATTGACTTCCTGGATTGCGATAAATGTATTGCTTTCACAAAATTTACTAAATGGGAAACCATTGAAGACTGTAGGCTTTATGCTTATGTAGTAACAATGAACGCAGAATTATCTAACTTTAATATTACTCAGCTATGAATATAGATATCCGCTCAGAAAACGTTGTATATATTACAATCGGAGAATACACTTATTACATAGATGATTCAACTGGAGAACAAATAATTGAAGTATATCCTACTCACGACTTTTAAATAATTAACCCCTAAAAAAACAAATCATGAAAATCGAAATCAAGTCAACAAAGGAATTTATTGAAGTTGTAGACATACAATTTCCTAAGTTTAGAAAGTCTTTAATTTTTTATTACAAAATCTTCAGCGAAGATAAATGTGTAATGGTAGAAGTTGGAGCAACCCCCTCAATTAGTTTATGCCCTATATCAAGAGCTTATTATGCAGACTATATACATGACTGCTCAGAAGCTGATTATATGGCTGTTTATCACGATACTTTAAAAACCATTTTAGACGAGAAACATGAACTATAATAACGAACATTACTTATGCATCAAGAGTGCATTAAAAGAAGTTAATATCGATATTAATGATATTCCTGTAGTTCGTGAGATTATCCTTAATGCTTTAAACATTACTTTTATGGAAGGTAAAATAGATACTTTAAGAAACGAAATTAAACTTAGAGAAAATGGATAATCAAGTATGGTGCATGGCCCGATATTGTCATGCTGTTAATTGGTGGAATAATAATGGCCACTTTAACAAAGAATTATACGAAATATTCTTAGCTATCCGATATGCCGACAAATGAACCATTTAGCACTAAATCAATGATGTATATCGAATTAGACATAGACCAACTTAACCGACTGCAAATGTTTAATGATCGTTTAAAAAATATAATTGATGACTTACCTAGAAATTCAACTGGCAAACGTGCAAGGTACTTTGAACAGGTAAAAGTAATGGAACTATTTATTCAACAAAATATTAAAAAATTTATATGAAAAAAGAAATAGCAGAATCCTACGAGAAAATATTTAAACTAGAAAGTTTGATATTAGAACAAGCAGCTCAGGGCCAAATAACTTGCGGACTTGAATTGCAAATGAAAATCGAAACAAGTAATTATTTACGTTTAACCAACTCAATTTTAAGATATGATGTACGACTTAGACCCTGAAGATTACACTAGCGGAAGCTACAATCAATGCTGGCTTACCGAACACTGGTATCCAAATGAGTTATTAGTATTAGATATTAATTACCCTGAGCATCGTTACATTTTTAAAGATGAAGCTATTCGATATGTGGAGCTTATATCTAAAGAAAATGACTTTACCGATGAGGAAAAACTAAACTACTTGTTAGACATTTTAG